TTTAAGTGCAAACGCGAGGTTGCTCACCTGCTTGAAGCGATCTCGGTCAAGTATGAGCGCATTGTCGGGGATTATGAAAGCGAAAGCGTCGTGAACCACGACGAGAGTCGTCCCGTCCTCGAGCGAACAGATTCCTTCACGCTTATCAGTCTTGTATATCTCTTTCAGCAGTTCCTGCTGGGCTATAAGCATATACTTGTATCTCTTAGTAGCTAACTTCTCCATATCCTACATCTCCTTTATCTCGATTCTGGTATGATTTCGCTCATAGTTCAGCCGTCTATTTTCAGCGCGGGCCCATTTGAGCTGACGCCTGAGCTCTATGTTGTCGGCCTCCAGTTTTTCTTCTCTTTCGGTTTGAATCGTGTTGGCGATGATATCCGCCCACCATTTCACGATCAGATAGAGTGAGATGCAGATCACTGCAAGACACAATATCACTCCTATTTTGCTCATTGCTATATACCTCCTGTCTATTCACTTTGCAGTTGTTGTCGGACTTTATCCAGGTTCTCAGTTCCATAAGTTCGCCAGACTAAGCCTCTGATAGCCTTCTCAGAATGCCTCTCGATTTTTAGTGCCATCACCGAGTAGTTGCATCCGCCGCGTATCAGATCGTCAAGCAATCCTATCTCCTCGTCAGTCCAAGGGGTATGCGGATCGCCTCGAAGTGGGCGGTACTTGATACCCAGTGTGCTTATCCGTCTGATGACGGCGCCCTCTGTCCTGCGGAGCCTTGCTGCGATCTCGGGAGTGCTGTATTTGTACTGTTTCAGCATCGCCAGCAGCTTTTCGTCGTCCGCAGGTGTCCAGGGCGTCATCGTCACAGACAGTTTTTTTTGTTCATCGAATTTTCGCTGCCCAGCCACCCAGTCAGGCTCAGGGCCAAGAGCGTTACGCTCGAATTTTGAAAAATCGACAAAATCCCGATTCTTCTCAGCCCACTTCCAGAAGTCTTTCAGGTGGATGCAGCGGACCTTGTATCCGGGTCCTCTGGTCTTATTCATGATCGGCAGGCCTCTGTTCTGCACCCAGCTTATCATTTGATAAGAATTAACATTTCTGCCGCTAAGGATCTTGTGAAGCCTGTTGACCGTAATGTATTCAGACGCATCATAAAATCTGCCAAGTTTCAGCCGGTCCTTACGAACAGCTATTGCCGCTCTGCTGCGTCCGAGCTTGGCGCAGATTGTGTCTATCGGATGAGCGCCCCACATCTCCCGGAGCATCTCATCTTCCTCGTGCGTCCATCGGCGTTTACCGCTCATGGCTATCATCTTCATGGATCTCGGCATCAGAGCGGGACGCTGCAGTAGCAAGCGCTGCTATGAAGAATCCGTTAATCGTGCCAAGTATAAGCCCTATGATGAGTGTTATGATATTACCCATACGTGTTTTTCCTCCTTCTTAATCAACAAATATCAACAAATATCAACAAATATCAACAAAACATATCAAACTACATACTTCCGGTGAGCTGTAGCCAGGTCATTTTCGCTTAGATCGAGATAGATCTGCGTCGTCGTGAGCTGCTCATGACCGAGCATCTTTGAGACTAGTTCTATTGGCATGCCACGCTGTAGTGCAAATGTGGCACAAGTCCTTCTGAAGCGGTGCGGGTGTGCATTCTCAACGCCTGCTCGCTTGCCCATTCTGCGAACGATAGCCTCTATACCGCTCTTGTCTCTCATGCCTTCGGATATGAGCGCCGGGTCTCTATACCACTCGGTGTTACGCTTGGTTAGCTTTGCGTCATATACGCCTTTGGGGAAGACGTAAGGGTTATCGTCCCGACGTTCGCTCAGGTATAGCTGGAGCGCTATCTGTGCTTTCGCATTGAGAAAACAAGTCCGATCTTTATTTCCCTTACCGTGAACAACTATGCGATCGCCATCTATCTCGTCTCGCTGCATCAAGCACAGCTCCGACACACGGCATCCGGTAGACAGTAGCACTTCAATTATGGCGGACTCCATGTTGGATCGGGCCGCTTTGCGGAGTTTTTCACATTCCAGCTCGGAAAACGCTTTTTTCTTCACCTTGTCTAATTTGATGCTGTCAACCTTAAGCATAGGGTTCTTTGGTATGAGCTCCTCAGCGAACATCCAGGAGAAGAAAGTCCGAAGATATCTGATCTCGTTCTGGACTGATACTTTCGATATCTTATCTTGGGTGAGCCGGTAGGCTATGTAAAGTCTGATATCATCCGCCGTATATTCGGTAACAGATTTATTGAACTTTTGCATTATCAGCATCAACATCTTTCCGTACTGCTCAATGGTCCTCTTGGTGCAGCCCTTTACCATTTTCGCACTTAAGAATCGTTTTAGAAGTTCCTCGTTCTGGGTATCATCTCTAATCGCAAGAGCCGTCTCTGCCTTTGTGACCTCAACATCTTTGAACAGTATGTAAAGCCGCTCCGGTATACCTTCAGTGGATATGCCTCGCTGCTGTAGCATCGCTACAATGCTGTTTATCAGCTCTTCCTTCACTACTTATCACTCTCCTATCTGCTTTTCATGGTCACCAGTCAACCGCCTCATCAACAGCCCTCTGCTGCTGTTCTTGTGACTGTCGCAGATAAATCTGCGTCACCTTCACATCCCCGTGCCCCAGCAGGTCAGCCAGAAGCGATATATCATTCTTGCGCTTGATGAACTCCATCGCAAAAAAATGTCTGAATGCGTGCGGGTGCATCACTTCTTTGGGGATATCATATTTTCTTGCAAAATCCTTTAGCCTTTCACTAACTCCGCGACTGGTAACAGGTGTGCCGTATAAGTTCTGCATTACTGTCTCATTGGAGCCCAGCTGATCCAGCCAGGGCTTTATGTCGTCGACAAGAGACTTCGGAAAGTATATCGTTCTAATATGCGCCTTGGTTGGCATAGTGACATATCCTCTTATAAGATCGCACTTCTTGACCCGTATTGCCTCACTGATGCGCATTCCTGTTTTCGCAAGCATTTTTACGTTTACGACCCACCGATAGTTGCGATCAGCCTCAAGCCCGCTGATCAGCCTGTCATACTGCTCCGGGGTGATGACGTTTTCAAAATGTGTCTTTTTTGGTTCCTTTATGTTCTTGACCTTCATGTTTATGTCTTTGTAATCACAATAACGCAGGATGGCCGTCAGTCTCAGATTCACTGTCGCTGGCTTGAATTGCTTTGCAAGCGCCGACTTGAATTCGAGCACATTAGCTTTTGTGATTTCGGCATACAACTTTGAGTATTGTCGAATTCCCGTCATGTAGCTCTCTATGGTGTTTACCGAGAGTTCTTCCTCATACAAGTAATCCTTAAAACCAGCTATATCAAGCATCGTCTATCCTCCTCAACATTCTTCGTGTGACCCAGACATTCGAAAAGTACATGGGCGTGTACCAGATGTTTGACCCGTTGTCGGCATCGACCATCGGATCACTCAGGCTATCGGCTATTTTTATCTTCGCAGCGATGCCTTGCAATGACAGCTGGATGTAGCACATCAAGGCGGCAACAACGCTTATGTCTTGCGCCGTACATAGCATGTAGCTCTGTGGATTGAGCCCGAGCTTCTGCAGTCTCTTACGATATGTGTGGAACGCAGCCACTAACAAGGCGCCGCCGCCGCAAGCAGGATCGTTCACGGTAATCGGTGCCACGTCATCTTTCGTCTGTGGAAGCTGGACTTGCATCTCTGCCATGCACTTGCAAACATTGTAAGGCGTAAAAAACTGACCGTGCCAATGTGATCCGAGATCGAGTGTCATGTAGAGATCTCCAAGAAAATCCTGCTCAGGTTCACGCTCCATTTGAATGACGATCTCTGCGAATATCTCGGTGAAGATCTGCATTTCTTCGGGACGGTACTTTTTCACCGTGTTCATGTATCGCTCTTCACGCTCAGCTTTGAAGCGCTCGTCAACAACATTTGAAATGCTCAGTGCATAGAATGTCATCGCATCTTCCCACAGCTCCCAGAGCTGATGCGCCCCGATAAGCTTGTTGAAAAGTGATACGATGTGTTTATATTTGTCCTTAACTGCCATTGCCACAGTGATCACCACCCTCTGCCCATTTAAGAGCTTGTCCGCAGAACGGACAGTGCATAGGTAACTCATTATCCTTCATGATCGTGCTGTCCCCGAACTGTATCTCGTCGTTGTGTGTAGTGTGTCTGAGATATGATCCGCAGTTTGGGCAGTGATAGATCAGCTGATAAGTGCTCCCGGAGATCATCTTCTTGTCCGATACAACTGCCGGAGTAGGCGTGATCAGTTTCTCGAGACTCTTTGTATGCACCAGCAACTCTGATGCGCTGAGGTATTGTTTTTCAGGATACATATCCACCACTGCCTCCTTCTGCTGATTTCGTGGGCTGAATGGGTTTAAGCAGCCCTTTCTTGGTCAAAGCATCGATCTTTTTGAATACCAGCTCGAAGTCTTCTGTCGACAGATCGACAAGATTTTCTTTGCCGTCATAGCTGCAGCAAAAGACGTCGCCTCGTATCTCATGCCCATAGAGCATCGAGGCAAGATAGTTGACTTTGAGATCGCGGAGGAGTCCTTCTTCATTGACGATCATACGAAGTGTCTTCCCGAGAGTGACTATCTCGATGTACCCATCAACAATTGCCTGCATCGATTCCAGGCTACCATCTATTCTGCGCTGGATAATGGTGTCAGTCGTTATCGTCAGGATGTTCACGATTTATCCTCCTTTCCAGCTCTTCTGCCAGGCAGCACAAGCGACCATAGCTTTCGCCCACGTCGAACCAGATCTGTTGCTTGCTATTCAAGCCGGCATATGCGCCTGTCAGACTTCGCAGTGCCCGATTGATGTCAGCAAGTGTCTCTTTATCCGACTTACCCGATATGACAGGCTGCGCAAGGGAAGGCAACGGGTGCGGCAGCGTCACAACTACTGGCTTGTCATCTTCGGGCCTCTGCTCCGGAGCTTCTTCCTTCACGGGCTTGGGCTTAGGCGTCTTCACGAGATCGTGAACACTGGCCGGTTTTCTTGTATCTTCCTCTGCCGGCTTCGGCTTCTTGGCAGGTCCTCTGCCGCGCAGCACTACACCGTGTCGCTTGAGCCATGTGGTGAGTGTCACCCTATCGATCGAATACTTGTCAGCGAGAGCATAGGTGCTGCTTCCGTTGTTGTACTCCTCGATAACGACACTGCGCTCTTCTTCGGTCATGGTCTTCCATGTCTTGACCTCGCTGTCCGGTGTCTGAGACTCCAGCTCAGTCTTACCCCTGGAGATCAGGAACGCCCTGACCTCGTCTTCGGGTAAACCCGTTTTTTTTGTTACGACTTTCAGGTCCTTTTCTTTTGCATACAAGGCAGCGACCTGCATCTTCTGTTGATTTGTCATGATTGTTACTCCTTTCCGTCTGCTTGTGGTTAATTGCGATGTGAGTATCAGGACTCGAACCTGATGCGACCCCGCGCGGTGTACTCACACTTGCTTGTCTCTCCAAGCTGTCACGTTGCTTCTTAACCTGCTGCTCGAACACCACAACGTTTGGATCGTTCGCTTTCGCCGTGCAGGCTTGACCCTCGGCTTGATATCAGACTCTTTGCCTTTGGAGCCCTCATGTTCTGTTGGGCGAATGGCTGGAGTGGTGAGATTTGAACTCACGATAGCAGGAGTCAAAGTCCTGCGCCTTACCACTTGGTTACACTCCAGTAAACTCCGGCTTACGCCAGAGTGTTGATCAAGTCTATAGCTTGATCGATGGATATCGTTGATATGCCAAGCGCCTTCTTTTCAGATTCGAGATCGGGTATCATCTTCACGGCATTTCTGCGCCTTAAGCTGCAAACACTGCACTGACATTCAAGTCCTTTAAGAGCAAGCCTACAGAGCTGCACCTGATCCTGATAGTGTACGATGTTCGATCTTGAACCGTAACCGCCCGAGAGCTGATAACTGTTCTCGGCTTTGTCAAGAGCCTTTTGTGCCTTTTCCATCTTCCCATTTACAAAAGCGAGGTCCCGTTCGTACTTATCCTGGGCGAGTTTATCTTCTATGCCCGTGTCTATGACCTTATGCTTCATGAAGATCACTCTCCTCCACTGTTAGCCCGAACGGTACCTCGCCTGCTACGATTCGCCCCCAGTGCTTCTTGACATCCAGGTGAGCTTGCTCATTAGTCTCAAGCAAGTGTTCGGCTGTCTTTCTGAGTTTGTCGAACGTGTTTCGGGGAATCTGCAGCTTGAAATGATCTTCATACTGCGGATAAAGCAAATCATCCCAGTCGATTAGCCTGAGTCCGAGCTCGTTATTCGGCATGAATTCGTCACATATGAACATCCACATGATGGCGTTGGCTTGATAGAAAGTGATGCCGCCCTGAGGACTGCGATTGCACATATGCAATGCCGCACGACACATCGCTGTGATGGCGTGGCAGATCGTCCCATAATCATGCTCACACTCTTCAAAGATATCATGGTAGAGCTGCTGAAATTCTTCCATAGAATTACACTCTTTAGCTCTGTTCCTCCACTCGTCATTAAGCCGCTTGAAGCCTTCCGCTTCCTCGTTAAGTATGATTTTTCCTGACATTTGTATTTCCTCCTTAGTCCTTCTTGAAATATTCTCCGACCCAGCCATCAGCTGCAAGCGGCAGACCCTGAGCCCATGCAGGTGTTACCGACATTATGTCGATCACATCTTGAAGCATCTTGCCCGGATCGGCATACGGCTTGATGTCGATAACCACTTCGTCGTGAATGTGGAATACCACAGGATAACCCGCAGCCTCTAACCGTTCGATAGCCTCAGCCAGACAGTCTCTTGCTACCGCCTGCGTGATATTCTCGACGATTTTACCGCCATAAGTCTCGATATCACCGTACTTTTTCACGCCGGTCTTGCCGCCTGCCATGCCTCTATAGACGATAGACTCGCCCCCGAAGCGGTTCGTACCGATTCGTGGATCTGCGTAGTAGAGCTTGCGCCCAGATGGCAGCTGAATTGTCAGGTGATACCCGACACCGTCTCGTCTGACCTGCTCGATCGTTACCGTGCAGCCGTGCAGCCGTGAGCCCTGGCCGTACCGGATAGCGTTGAGAACAGCCTCATTGAATTGCCACCACATCGACTGAATGTTGCTGTTACTCTGTCTCCAGCGTTCGACGATATCGGGAAGCTCGTCTTCAGACAGTCCCATGTCCAGCGCTCCCATGCTCACGAGAGCAGATGTGCCGCCCTGGTAGCCAAGCGCCAGCTCGGCGACTTTGCCCTTTGCCCTGAGCGCATATTCGGGATTGCCCTTTTTTATCAGCTCTATCGGCACTCCAAACATCTGTGATGCCGACGCCTCGTAGATCTTACCGTGCGTCCGGAAGACCTCAAGCCTCCACTGTTCACCGGCAAGCCAGGATATCACCCTCGCCTCAATAGCGGAGAAGTCCGCATCTATCATGATATGGCCATCGCTGACCGTGAATGCCGTGCGGATGAGCTGTGACAGTGTATCATTGACAGACCCGTAGACCGCCCGCAGACCGTCATATGATCTCTTCTTGACCAAGTCACGAGCTAGGTCCAGCGGATCAAGGTATGTTCTTGGAAGGTTCTGCAGCTGAATGAGCCGTCCTGCCCATCTGCCGCTGCGGTTCGCGCCATAGAACTGCATCATTCCTCTAACTCTGTGGTCGTCGCAGAGGCAGGTCTTGATCGCCGTGTACTTTTTCATTGAGGTTTTGCCCAGCTCCTGCCTGATCTCCAGCACTCGCCGCGCCTTGCTGTCAACATCATCACCCTTGAGCATCGAAGAGACTTTGTCTTTAGAGAGCCCGTCCACCTCGCCTCTCACATGGTCTGTGAGCCACGCTGACAGCTGCTTGACACTGTTGGGGTTATCTACCCCTGCTATCATCATAGCCTCGTCAGAAAGCGTCTGAGTGGCCTTGTCGGCGATGTCAAGTGCACCATCGACCAGATCCATGTCTACAGCCACGCCTCTTGCGTTGATCGTAAGGTCAGTCTCCCATTGTTTCTGCACCGCAGGCGGTACCTCAGGCAGCAGCTTGCAGATCTCCATCTCAGTGATAACATCCTGCCGGTTATAGTCACGGAACTGTGCCCACTTATCATCAGCGTGCTTCGGAAGGTTCCGAGTTCTGCCACCGTTTACCTTCGTAGGCTTACACGGCACGCAGAAGTATCTGATCAACTGCTTTCCAATCGCCATTTTCTGCTTATCCTCTGACAGCCCGATCGCTTTGCCGGCATCAGCCAATGAGAGAGGATAGCCGTGATATGATGCCTGCAGCATCGTGTCTCTCCACTGATCTTTCGGCAGTTCCTCACCCAGAGCCCGGCTGAAGCACAGCCACTCGAATGTGGCATTATAAGCATGCTTGATGTAGTTTGGGTCTTTAAGTATAGCCACGAACCAATCAGGGAGAACATTTTCGAATGAAAAATCCAGCACTCTTGGCTCGGTCATGCTCTCCCAGATCTGAAACCCGTTCAGCAAGATCTGAAAGTCAGGGCTGCGGACGTATGCGAACGCTCCTGCATCTTTGATCGGAACCGATGAATAGGTCTCCAGATCTATCGAAATGTTCATCAACATGCATCTGCCTCCGGGCTTTCGCCGAACTCGAATCTGGCCTGGCGAGCTGCCGCATATGCTGCCTCGACCCTTGCCGTATCTTCGGGGTGGATATAATTGCAGTCATCTCCGGCGAGATAGAAACGTCCGTGTTCATCAGATGCGGGGAAGGCTGCATAGTAGTCATAGTCGATTGTTGCGTAGTTGAACGGACAGATTTTCGTGCCGTCCATGCCATCGTATGCCTTCAGAGCCTCCGCATCGAAGCAGGTACCTTCTTCGGGGATCCTGCCGACCACGAGCACCGGGTATCCGCCGCAGAATGTGTCTATCCTGGCTGCATCAGCTTCGGTCATCTGGCCCTTGACCTCAATGTAGAGGTAGAACCACTTGTTTTCGATCTTGCCACGCTTGCCATAGCATCTCACACGGAAGTCCGGCAGATAGCAGCTCCCATTTCCGAGGGAGAAGCCCTCCGGTTCATATTCCCAGTTTCCCTCACCGATGAGCTTATCGAGGAAGACCGCCCAGCGGGCTTCAAGCCTGCTTCTAAAGTGGTAACCCCGGTAGTAAGTCTCTATCGGTCGGATGATCGTGTTTTCTCTGTCCATTTTGTTGCTCTCCTTTCCGTCACAATGAGTCTCCTCGATACGCTTCGACTTTGCTTCACTGTTCTGCTCTTTGCCCTTGCATCGATATGCTATTGTGCGCATAGCCGCCGCAGAGGCGG